GCCTGAAGGCAATATCCTGATCCCAGGTGTCATCACTGACGTACTTTGTGTGGATTCCGAAATAGCCGCGCCCGCAATCAACGGCGTATTCCACGGCCTTATCCAGCGCATTGCTGGCTCGGCTGACGTTCTCAATATTCCTGATGACTCCCTGAAGGATCTCGGCGACCTTCCCGTCACCCGAATCGTCAACGGGCCTGACCTTAATGCTCGGGGTGTTCTGCCGAATCTGGTTGATCACGCTCGTGCGGTACCGCTTGATGCGGTTGTCCGTCAACATCGGCCGTTCCTGGCCGGGGATGTTCCTGGCATCTCGAGCATAGGTCGGCCACTGCTCCACCCCGCCGATGCGGACGAACTTCAAATCGTCGAGCATTTCCGCTCTGACTTTGGCTTCGAAATCAGCCATAGTCCGCCACCAATCCCTAATTCTGGCCAGGAACTCGTCGTCGCTCTCTTTGGCGCTGCTGGGCTTGTCGTTCTTCATGGCTTTTTTTCCTGCCGTCTCACGACGGGTAGAGGTTGAAGGCGCGGGCGCTCGGCGCCCGGCCTTGGCGGAGGGGCTGCGGGCGCTGACCGGCGAAAGGTACTTGAGCGATGAACCGCCGACCGTGGGCGGTATCTCGGGCACGGTCCAATAGTACGGGTCCACGTAGGACGGGCTCGAATCGTCCAGGGTCAGCCAGACGCCCGAACCATCCGCCTCGGCCTGCAGGTAGGAGTCGGTCAGCTCATGCAGCGCGAGGTAGGTCGCCAGGCGCGTCGTCTTGACGTAGAGGCGTTCCCGCTGCGGCTCGTACTGCGTGATGTGCGAGTGCATCGTGTTGAGGATGTACGGCATCGATGAACCCAACAGGATGGTCCCTTCAGGCCAGGCGCCGTAGGTCTCAGGGAAGCCATCGATCGGGCAGCCCGTGCTGATAGCGAAGGCGGTCGGGCCGAAGTCCTGGGCCACATCCCACAACAGCGGGATCCATGTCGCTTCCATCAGCCAGGAAACGCCATCCACAAACGCTTGAGACTCGGCCGGCGTCGAGGGGTCCACCGCCCGGGCGTTGTAGTAGTCCTGAAAGGTCTGGTTGGGATCCCGTCCCCAGGTCGTACAGAAGTCGGTGCCAACACATACCGCCAGCGTCTCGCCGATGCGGTCAGCCATCTCCGGGGCGGTGCCGCCCTCGGTGAACGCAAAGGGCTTGGTGCCCAGGTGCGAGCGCAGGAACGTCAGCCCGTTGCGGATCTGCGTCTCGGTCTCGGCGTAGAGGTGCTGCTCCAGTCCCTCGAAGTCCGCTGTATCGCGGACCATCTCACAGAGGGCCTGGGCATAGGCGTTCTTGTTGGCGGTCGTGTAGAAGGCGACATAGCCGCCCCCAGCATAGATGCGAAGCGGCTCGCCCCGAAAGTTAGTATGGCCTTGCGCCACCAAATGAGCGGCCCAGCGCTTCTGGAACTCAAGCGCGGGGTAATGCCCGGTGCCGTCGTCGGTGATGTCGGCGGCCTGGTAATCCACATTCTCATTGCCGAGGCTCAAGACCTCGACGCGCCCATTCATCGCCGCCAGGGCGCGGTCTACCCATACCCAGATTGCCGCCTCTTCGGCGCTGCCCGAGGCGGGCACGGGGTTGTCGGTGAAGTTCCAAGACCAGTAAAGCCGCAGGCCTTCCGAGGCCGCGGCGCGGAGCTTGGCGAAAAGGCGATCAGTGACCGGATCGGTGTCGGTCGTGACGTGCGCGTAGCGGATCTGAGCCCGACACCAGACGGCTTTCAACGCCCGCGCCTGCTCGCGGTTCAGGCGCTTCCAGTCTCTATCGGTATTGATCAGGAATTCGGTCATGTCAGCCCATCCATGAAGAGGCGGCCTGTTGCGACGTCTTGGCGCGCTTTTCCACGCGTTTGGTCAGTGCGGGGAAGAGGTCCGTAAAGGCCCACACCAGGCCGTCAGCGCGATCGGGCGAGCCGTTGCCATCGTAGCCCGCCGCGGTGATCAGGCAAAGCTGATCTTCCAACTTCTGGAAGGTGCCGACGTGCGAGACCTTGCCCAGCGCATAGAGCGAGGCGATCGGCTCGGCCCGCACATGCTTACCGCGGGTCGCCACCACTTCAATGACGGGCAGCCCATGCCGTACCGTCCGCAGCACCTCGCGGCACATGTCGCCGCCTTGGTTGCGCTCGATCACGATCGCATCCGCACCCCATTTGTCATAGAGGGCGACGGCCCGCTCGGACCATTGCCGGGGGCTGCCCTTTAGGCTGCCATCCTCTAGCACATAGCCGCGCCGGTCCTCACCGATGCCCGCCACGATGATGCCGTGTTCGTCGCTGTCGGCCTCGTTCGATACCGCGGGATCAATTGCCACCACCGTGCGCCCCATTGCCGGGATGGTGTCCAGCGAACGCCGCCACTCGTGGAACATCTGCCGCGTCCAGATCGCACCAATGGCCGCGGGCTCGTATTCTCCGAGCCATATGTGCGCGTAGCGTTCGGGGTTGCTGGCCTCGTCGTGTTCGCGTTCCGCGACCAACTCATCGGGGAACCAGGGATTGTCCGAGAAGTTCACCCGGATGCAGATCGAATCCGGGGGCGGGGTGGTGGCGCGAAAGAAGGCATCCACCGGATCTACAGCATTGCGGGGATTCCACGAGGCCCAAATCTCCGAACCCGGCGCGCGGATGGTCGGGCGCAGCATTTCCAGGGAGCGAGCGGAAAGGGTCTGACCTTCCTCGATCCAAGCCCAATCGAAGCCTTCAAGGCTCTTGATCGATTCCGCGGTGTGGTCCTGCATCCCCTGGAACAAGATCACCCCACCGCCTGGCGTCACGATCTCGTCGGTTTTCACCCGGAAGCCAAAGGATGATGGCAGGGCGTCGATCTTGTCCTCTAGGAGCCGTTTGGCGGATTCCTTAAGGCTCTTTTGCACCTCACGGACGCACACCCCGCGCGACTTGGAACGCAGCAGGCAGCGCTCGATTCCAAGCTCCGCGAAGAAATGCGACTTACCCGAACCGCGGCCCCCATAAGCCCCCTTATACCGCGAGGGTTTCAGCATCGGGGCGAATACCCGCGGGGTTTTAATCTCCATCCGGTACGACGGTCGCCTTGCCGTCGATAATGCGCCGGGTTATCTCCATCGGGGCGCCATCCTTGCCGGTATGTTCCATAACGTGTTTCTCGGACCACCCGCCCCTGGTCTTCATATAAAAACAGATAGCCCAAGCCTGCCCGCCGCGAGCGGCTTCAAAGAGCTTGTTTGTGACCACGGCCACGCCCTTGGCTTGGCCTCTTTTTACGGCTGCTGCAATCTCTGCATCCGAACTCTTGCTGTAATGGTAGGCCCGCGGGCTCATCCCGAGACAGTCTGCGATCTGTTCTTGTGTGAGCCCCTGCGCCGCCAGTTGCTCGACCTTCTCCAGATCAATGGGGGGCAGTCGGGGTTTAGCCGCCAAACTCCACCCCCGAAGATTCCAGGGTGGCGCGCTTGCCGGTGAAGGCTTGCCAGCGCTTCACGGCCACGTCCACGTATTGCGGGGAGAGCTCCATCGCATAAATAGCCCGGCCGGTCATTTCCCCCGCAATAATGGTGGTTCCTGAGCCCGAGAAAGGCTCATAGATGACTTCGCCTGTTTCACTGGTTCGTTCCATCAGCCAAGACCAGAACTTGATCGGCTTTGTGCAAGGGTGCCCGAAATCCTCCGCTGATTCCGTGTGAACGATCGCGTCAGGGTGTGATCCTTTACCCTTTTTAAGCTTTGGATCTTTGCCATAACACAGAACTGGCTGCCAACAGCAAAACCCCCATGGTCCGACACCGACACCCGCCGGGGTAAACCATGCCATCGTCCAGTCCGGATCAGGGTACTTGCGGTGATTTGTCGTCCCGGGCGTCAGCACCACGCACGCGGCATGATGCATTGCAATCGGTAAAAAATTTGCAATCAAGCCGATCAGGTTTTCTTTGGTGTCTCGGTATTCGATATAGTTGTTCTTGTCGCTTTTGGTGTCAGCGAGCCCATACGGTGGGTCAGTCAAACATAGGTTTGCTTTCTGCCCATGCATGAGCGCAGACACGCACTCCCCGTCCGTACTATCCCCGCACATCAGCCGATGCCGCCCCAGAAGCCATACGTCACCCGGTTGGGTAATAGCGTCCTCGGTGAGTTCGGGCACCTCGTCGGGGTCGGTCAGCCCGTCGTTGGGGGGCGCACAGGTGAGCATCTGCTCCAGTTCCTCCGACGAAAACCCCGTCAGGCTCAGGTCGATTTCCCCGGTGTCGAGGTCTTGGAGTTCGAGGCGCAGAAGGTCGAAGTCCCAGCCGGCGTTGAGGGCGAGCTTGTTGTCGGCCAGCACATACGCCCGCCGCTTGGCCTCGCTCCAATCCTGCCCGATGGTCAGCGTCGGAACGGTCTCCATGCCCAATTGACGGGCCGCTAGGACGCGCCCGTGCCCCGCAATGATGTTGCCCTTGCCGTCGATTAGTACGGGGTTGGTGAAGTTAAATTCACGAATGCTGGCCGCGAGCTGCGCCACC